ATCATTTCTCTGTGGCGAAGCGTTGGGTCGTGGACTGTGTAAGCAATCCCATAGAACTCGCGCACATGGCATCCGCTCTTGGCCGTGGCTCCAACTAGCCCTAAGACTAACAGTAACATTATGAGCCAGCGCATGAGTCATTGCCATATCCATAAAATCATGTACGTGCCAAAGATGACGAAGGCCACTATACAGGCTGCGGCAATGATTGCTTCAGCCCAATCTTTCATGGTTTACCCCTTGGGATATTTGTCTTTAACTGCTTGAAGAGTTGCCGCCATGTCAGCAGGGAACACACCTGCGTGGAACAGCGCATCAAGTTGATCACCAATTGGTGGGTACTCAAGTTGACGTTGTTCTTTGTATTGGGTTAACAAAACACTGGCCGCTTGCGCTTCAGCAAGCGTTTCTTCTTCGGCAGTAAAAGGGACGTTACCGTTAGGTGTTGAATGAAATCTTGTCATTTTTATTCCTTAACTATTTGAAATTCCGTAAAGTCTGATTATTCCAGAAGCAAAAGTACCGCCAATACAATTTAATTGCACACCCGAAATAGCGCTCAAAACATTTAATGAACCAGATATTTGCATACCCACAGCAATTGTTGAACCGCCACCCATTTGCAAATTGGCCGCTGGATTTAAAGTTGAATCAATACCTCTGTAAAAATACGCTGTTCCACTGATGTTATTATTTGTGCCGTTTGTACATCTAATACCGCTATCAGATGTTCCAGTCCTTGCTACAACAGTGCCGCTACCGTCATAGTAAGTGCCAGCGAACATATAACTGTTGGTAGTGTAAAGAGTTCCACCAATATAAAATCTAAATTGTGCGTAAGCCCCGCTAGCCAAACTCATACCGCTTATTGTCATCAAATACATTTGGTATGTTGAAGTCATTTCGGTGGAAAAAATACCAGAAGCTGAGCCAGTAAGGTCAACAGCCTGAAGATAGGTTAACGCCCCAGCACTTGGCGTTACCCAAGATGGTGCGCTTGCACCATTGCTTTGCAAAAGTTGGCCTGATGTGCCAGCACTTGTAAATGCAAAAGCAGTCCCAGTGCCATAAGGTACAGTCCCTGCCGTTGGTGTGGCAGTTGAATTTGTACCACCATTGGCGACAGGCAACGTGCCTGTTACGTTAGTTGCGGCATTAACAAAAGTTGTGGAAGTAGTCCCCGTGCCACCGTTTGCAATAGGCAAGGTTCCAGTGACATTTGTTGCGGCATTTACAAACGTAGTTGAAGTAGTTCCAGTTCCACCGTTTGCAACAGGCAGTGTACCTGTTACCCCGGTAGATAGAGGTATATTTGAAAGCGTATTGCTTGCACCGCTGATAGTTTTATTTGTCAGCGTGGTTGTGCTTGCCGCAGTTACGACATTGGTTGGTGTGATGATTCCAGATAGTGCTACTGTAGCCATGATTGATCCTTATATTAGGGCTGTGTGGGCCAAGTGATTGTCCAAGGGAAGCCAGACTGCGCTGGGATGTCTCGCAATGCTTGGCGGTAAACCTCCCACGCACCGGGAATATTAGCGTTCAACTCCAAGTTCTTAATGACAATCCAATCGCATTCTTTGAGTTTGTCATCACGGGTCTGACGCACAGACTTAGCCTGCTCTGTATCTTTCTGAGCCTTGTAAGCCACTTCATGCTCTGCGGCTGTGGTAGTTACACCCTCAACAGTAGTGTCTGTAAAGACAGGGCCAAGCACATACTTTGTGTACCACTTACCATCAATCTGCTCAACACCAGAGGCTTGAGAGTATTGGTAAACAGTACCACCAGTAGCTTGTGGGCCTTCTAGGACTACATTAGCACCCAAAGCCTCTAAGACTTCAGTTGTTGTTATGTCCCATGATGGGCCACCATTGGCTTTTGTGTATGCACGAAACTCTGCTTCGTACATGACTTGTCCTGTTTGTGTTCTGATTTGCATGATGATTCCTTATGCGATTGCCAAGAAGATGTAGGTTCCACCAGTGGCGTTTAAACCTGCGGGTGCTGTGCTGGTGACTTCAAATCCTGCGGCGTAGGTGTCTACGTAGTCTGTACCCGTGACTTCAGCGGCTGTGTCGTTTAAAAGTAAGTAAGGGTCATTCCCCGCAACAATTCCACGGGCTGAGTCCCACACATACCAGTCACCTGTGCTGTCGGTGCGCTTGATGAGGACAAACCTAACCCCCGCTGTAAAGCCACAAGGCACAGTTACAGTGTAGCCTGCGTTGCCTGTGTATGAGCCTACTTTGGAAACATCCGCAAGGGTTGCAAAGAGGTAGGCAACGTAAGTAGAGCCTGAACCATTAACACTTAAATTTGCCCCAACACTAAACACACTTGCTGTTGGGGCTGTGTTATTCCAAATAATAGACGCTGTTTGAATGGAATCTGTTAAATTTAAATTTAAATATTTTGTTGGCCCAGCAGATGCAATATAGACACGCCAGTTAACAGCTTGGTTTCGGCTTTTAACAATCATTAACTCAGGCACTACTCCCAAGTTATGCGTGTATGTTTGCCCTGCTGTTCCATTCCCCGTATAGCAAACCTCATCAAAGAAGCCGGGGGCACGTCCAAACAACCAATTAGCATACGACCCTGAAGTTGTATTAACTTGTGCCGCAGATGAAATTCCAAAACCTGTATTGTTTGGCGTAAATACTGTTGAGCCACCAAAATAAGTTGCGGTGTTTGTTGCCTCATCATCGCTTGAGTTACTGCTTAAAGGTTCATTACCACCACGCAATCTATCAAATGCCCAATTTAATTGAGTATTACCACGATTTTTTACCAACAGTAAATCTGGTGAAAATGACAGGCCACCAACATTTGTCTGTACGCCAGTACCAGTTCTTGCAACAGGACTAAACACACTTGTCCCCACAGTAGGCACTTTCATCGGGCCTCTGCGAATTGCTATGTAGATGTAGCTTCCACCAGAAGCATTCCATGCAGGGCCAGCGGTGTTAATTTGAAAGCCAGTTGCAGTTGGAAAAAAATTATCGCCAGAAAGAGCAAACCAAACACCACCAGACTCTGCATCAGATGTGTTTGGCTCTAAAAAACCAGAACGCATAGCATCCATTATTACCCAATCAGCAGTTGAGTCTGTGCGCTTAACCATTACCCATTGAGGCTCGTAGCCAAGAGTAATTGCATTGCCAGTTGCACCTGTACCGCTATAAGACCCACACGAAATCACATTGTCTGTACCAGTTAGGCCAAAGCCTCCTGCGTCATGGGCGAATAAATAGGCAACAAAAGTTTTGCCTGTGCCATTAACTTCATTTCTTGTGCCCAATGTAAAAACTGAACTTGTTGGAGTTGTGTCGTTCCAAACAGAAGGTGTGTAATTAACTTGATATGCGGAGTCATAGTTTAAGTACGCATTTTTGGTATTGCTCTGGGTTCGGTGGTAAACAAACCACCCTTCAGCATCGCTTGTGCATTTAACAATTATGCAACCCGGAACAGAACCTAAATTATGAGTTATATTTCTTGCAACACCCGTCCCTGTCCACGTCACAATATCAAAAAACTTTGGTTGCTCTCGGAATGTCCATGAGACATATGTATATGTGCCGTAATTAGTGTTGCCTGTTGTTGAGCTATTGCCAAGCGTGTAGCCAGTAGAAAGAAAACCAGTAATGTCATCGGTTGATGTTTGATTACCATCTGTTGTTTGAGTTAACAAATACTTAGTGTTACCTCGTACTGTATCAAAAACAGCATTTCCTTGTGTAGCATTTCTGTTCTTTGTCCAAACCATTCCACCTTTAGTAGATAAGTCAATCCCATTGGTAATGGTCTGTGTAGAGCCGTTACCTGTATAAAGAAATGTGCTGAAGACATCCTCAATGTAGTTAACAGCAGTCGCCTGTGCAAACTCACCAAAGCCTTGAGCAGATGCCGCACCCCTTGTTTGTACTAATGGCATATCAGTCCTTACGCAAACTTGGTCTGTGAGGTGAACACAGTAAATGCCGCATTGCCTGTCTTTATGATCGTGTACATATAGACATCAACTGCACTTGCATTACCAGCCGCATACGCTGTACCGCCCTGATACTTGGGGGTCACAGTTGAGCCGTCTACTTGAACCACAGAGTTGTAGTAAGCAGTAGCACCGTTGGTCACCAAGAAAGCCGCAGTTACAGACTGACCTGTGGACATGGCAGTATTTAAAGAAGTACCTGATGAGGCTCTGAAGTTCAATGTCCAGTTACCACTTGCAGAAGTTGTAAAGTACAGAACAGACTGAGTTGTAATGTCGTAATTTATAGTACCTGTAGCCGCTGTTGCTGAGACTGTAGCCACCTCTGCTGTGTCGTTCAGGATCATCGCAAGGGTAGCTGATGTACCGCTAAATGTCTTTGTGCCTGTTATGGTTTGAACGTCCGTTAAAGTGACTACCGTACCGCCATTACCGCCAACCTGTGCAGAAACATTCCATCCATAGCTTGCACCTGTATAAACAAGCGTGACAGTTGCACCCGTAATATCACAAGTCAGTGTGTCGCCAGCCGTATTGCCAGCTATCTTAATCAACGCTGTAGGATCAATTGTTAAATTGTTTGTTCCCCACTGACCAAACGAGTCAACCACAATAACAATATTACCAACTGATGGAC